AAGGAAAGAGCCGCTGAGGGGCTATATATATAGAGTCATGAATGAGAGGAGAGGGTGATGGAATTTAGGGAGTTCAATAAGAGCGTTCATCGGTATGAGCTGGATCATAGCAAACCAAGGAGGAAGCTGACGTGCCCGCAATGCGGCAAGGATAAGTGTTTTACGCCGTACGTAGATGTAACCACCGGACAGATAGTAGGGGAGCAGTTTGGAGTATGTGATCACAAAAATAAATGTGGTTATTTTAAATATCCAACAGGCAATGAGCTTGGGAGCAATGATCTTTTTACCGATTCAAACAAAGTATTAAGGAGGTACAGACCTCCCGTGGATCCGGATATAGCCAACTGCATTCCGGTAAGCAAGATGTTTGAGACGCTTAATCCTTTCGAGACATCTGATCTTCAGGATTATCTATCCAATATATTCGGATCGTATCATACCAATAGGGCATTTAGCTTGTATAAGGTGGGGATGATGAGATTCGGGGACTGGGGTAAGTGCTGTGTGTTCTGGCAACTGGATAAGAATTGGGTGGTGCGGACCGGGAAGATAATGGACTACGGGCCTGACGGGAAGAGGGTAAAGGTTCCCATGGATCACGTATGTTGGGTGCATATACTGGACGGTCAGGATTACCTGCTTAGGCAATGCCTGTTCGGGGAGTTCCTTATCAACTTCTATCCCAATGACGCTCCGGTGTATATAGTAGAGTCAGAGAAGACGGCTGTTATCTGCAACATCGTGTACCCTAGTAGGTTGTTCATGGCCTGTGGCGGTATCCATATGTTGAAGAGGGAGATGGTAGAGACATTGGGTAGGAGGCGGATAGTCCTGTACCCGGATAAGGGCGACGCTTTCAACGAATGGAGAAAGAAGGTAGACAAGGATATGAGGGGGATGAATATAGAGATAAGTGATTTTCTAGAATCAAAACCCAATATAGATGAGGGGATGGATATAGCGGATTATTTTATAATTAAACAAATTTACAATAATGGCAAAGGTAGTTGATAATTACAAGGGATTCAAGGTGCTTGAAATAACAAGACAGGAGATGATGGATAAGCTTACCAGATATGGGTGCTTAGGTATTTGCGATATGTGTAACAGACCTACATCCGTAGGTTATTACGTGGCGGTGATCAATCAATGGATGTGCAAGGACTGTTACAATGATTTCATCAAGTCAATTGACAGGTATGAGGAGGATATGAAAATAGAAAACAGGAATTTTAATAGATTCTGCAATCTATTTAATGTTAAGATGGAGGAGACGGTATGAAAGAATTGTCTTTAGCCCAGAAAGCTATGTTAAACGGGTCCATATGCCCATACTGCAAGAACCCGTCCACTATGATAAATACGGTAGAGGGGAAGCAAGTAGGGTGCGAGAAGTGTGGGGCTTGGATGAGGTCTGATTCGATGGGTAAACCAGTAGGGAGATTGGCGAAACCAGAGCTTCTTAGGGCCATGGATATAACAGCTATTGAGATCGATAGGTTCTTGAAAGAGTCGAGTTATGAAAGGAAAAACTTTTACAAAGAGTTATCCAGTGAGCTAGGAATACCAGAAGAGCATGTGTCTCCGTATAAGATGTCCTTATTATCATTGCTTAATGTTATGAGACATATCAAGGTATATGGGAAGAACCATATACAGATACATGAGGGTACCACGATAGGTAAGGCTTGCTCTAGGCACGGAGCGGTGGCGATCGGGAGTAACGCCTGCCACGGATGCCCGGAGTTTCTGTTTCATGTGGTAGACAATACAACCAATACGGTAGTGTGTGATACGGATATGAGCTATGGTGATTATATAGGGGAAAACAAATAAATTTGGGTGTAAACTGGCATATAATCACCTTTGATAGATAATATTAATTATATAAAACATGAAAGTAATTTTTATTCATAAGCCAACAGGGTTTTATGTAGGAGGATCAGTGTTTAACAAGACATGTGGTTTTTACAAATGCAGAGATAAGATGATAGAAAAAGGCATAAGCGAGGATAAGGCCAACATGCTTATTGATATAATAGGTCCGCACTTATGTGTGTGGGAAATAAAAGATGGGGATGATCCTTATGAGAGCATGAGAAGCAGACTCGGAGATAAAGCCTCATATTTAGATGGAGAGGATATTATCGTAGAGGATTATGATTATGACGAGGAGGACGAGGATGGGGAGATCGACTGAATACTATAGGACACATCCGGAGGCCAGAAGAAAGAAAGCCGAGACGGATAAGAAGATCAACGCCCGCCCTGAGCAGAAAGCCAAGAGACGGGAGTTGGGTCGCAAGAACTACAAGACCGATAAGCTGAAAGGTAAAGCCTATCGGAAGGGAAAGGATTTATGCCATACGGCTAAAGGACTTAGATATAAATCAAGATCAGCTAACAGAGGATCTAAATCCGATACGGCTGGCGATAGAAACGCAAGAGGATGAGTGAGGATAGGATATGGAGGTCATCCAAGGAGATTATCATGGATGCCTATGAGAGGATAAGAAAGTATCAGTCGGGAGAGCTTCTCCCGGCTCGTACTGGATACGCTTATCTTGACAAGGCGTTGCTGGGCGGGTTCTACCCACAACATGCGGTGGCTATCGGCGCTAGGCCCGGAGTGGGCAAGTCTTATTTGGCTCAGAAGATTATGAGCAATGTAATGAATGTTAATATCAATCCCCAAGCTGATGATTATGTATGGCTCAGATGTGAATTTGAAATGAATCCAGAGGATTTGATGTTACGTTCACTATCAAAAAAAATGGGAAAGGATATACAAGATATTCTCCTTAACGAGATGTCTGATGAAGAGATAAAGGAAATGCAGAAATGTCTTAAGGAGGAAAACTCCAGCAGAATAACATACATCCCTAAACCATCGACAGTAGACGAGCTTCAGAACTTCTTATGGAATAGTTATATGCCAGCGAACAAGGATAAGAAAATGGTGTTTGTATCCATAGATCATACAGCTCTTATACAAGGTACGGGTGACGCTAAGAGGAATATAGATAGTCTGATAACCATGTGTAATATAGCTAAAAGAACTTTTCCCAATATATTCTTTCTTATAATATCACAACTTAACCGTGATATTGAGGGAAGACGGGATCCTAAGGATCATATGCCAAAACAATCTGATTTCTATCAATCAGATACATTGGGGCAGCTATGTACGGCTATGGTAGCGTTGAATATCCCAAAGAGATACGGGTATTCATCATACATGCAATTCCCGCAAGGCTGGTATCCCAATCTGGAACGTTTTAAGAGTGAATCAAGGCGCTCTTTCCGTGTAGATGGACTTATATTCCATCATATAGTAAAAGTCCGTCAAAGATCATTAGAGGAGATTGATGCGATACATGTAGATATTATGAAAGGATATGAGCGATATTATCCTGATGGAGGGGTGGTGCGCCAAGAAAGACCGGGAGGCTCGGATGCCCCTGTGGGTAGCGGCAAGCCGGACACGACCGTGGTGACACTGCCGCCCCCGCCTCCCAGTATTCCATTGGAGCAGCAATACATACCGCCTAGCGATGATTTCAATGTAGTACATGACGAAACACCTTATTGACATGAGATTGAGACATAATTACTTGCTTGTAGTGATAAAGGTGCTGGAAATGTTCTTGAAGACCGTATTGTCGGTTGAGGATAAGATGGGGATAAAGGAAATTATATCCTCGTTGAAGGAAATGGCTAAATACAGCATCAGATATATCATAAACCGGGAACGGGAAAAGGAGATCATGAGTATCTGTGATGAGGTATCCAATAAAGTACAGGAGTATAAAAGGATAAATGACAACTCAATGATATTGGAATTGGAGAACCTAAAAAGGGAAGTTGTGGCGGTGGAGGATCTTCTTAGCTCATACAAAGGCGTTCTTGACGCTGAGCTGGTGATAGCCGAGGATGATATCAGGATCATACGGGATAAGATCGCTATAAGCCTGAGAGAAGACGGGACATGCAAGAGTATGACCGACGCCGATAAAAGAGCTAGGGTGGATGTAAGGTACGAGCGGGCTTTAGAGGACTATCGAATCCTTCTAAGATGCGCTAATACGGTTAGGGCTAAGATGTCTGTCATAGGGCATCTAAATCAATCAATAAATCAATCTATATCAGTTGGTAGGGTTGGTATGGCTAATGAATCTTATACGGTAAAACAATATGAGAAAGGGAAAGAGATTATCGAAAGCAGACGGCCTTAGGGTATTGATAGGAGCTTACGATGCTATAGAATATAGACGTGAGTTAACTATGTGTGCAGCTATAACCGAAACGGCTAATAAGCTTGGATTAGTGGATAGAAAAAAAGTTTTAGCGTATGAACTTATACCTGAGTTGAGGATGTTTAAACCGATCAATAGTCGTATAGAGGAAATTTGGTTCAATCTTTCCTATAAGGATACAAGGCTATATATATTACACACGTTGATTAACATATACAACGATACCGATCATCCTAATATAGTAGAGAAAATAGCTAGAAAGATTAGATCAATATTTTAACTTATTTGCATATGTACATAAATTTTGAACAGATGATGACATCAGGATTAACGATGTCTGATGTCGGGTATCTTTTGATGATCCGGCAGAAAGAGGAGATGGCTAACACCATTCCAAAGGAGAAAATAGATAGTTATAAAGCATCTGGTTATATTGAGCTTCAGAAGAATGGGAAGTGGAAGATAACGCCAAGGGGAGGATCGCTGCTGATGCTGATAGAGACGCCCGGCCTGACACCGGAGGTCGAGGGGATCCGGGACCGTATCGTTGGGGTATATAACGATATGGGTAAGGATACAGGAGCTATCAAGGAGGTGGAGAAAAGGCTTATCTGGTTTGTGGCTAACACCAACTTCAAGGAAGAACCTATAGTAAGAGCCGTAATATCCCATATAGACCTTAAACGTGAATATACGATGAGGTTGGATAACTTGATATGGAAACCGTCAAATGTCTATAGCGTACATATGAGCTTATCGGAATCAACGTTATTCGATACGATCATAAAGATGTATGGCATGACATCCGATCTGTATCTTAGGGAGAATAAGAATAAGGAGCTGGCATGGTTGTTCGCCGTAAGCCGGCTTCCGGACCCCCCCAAGAGGATGGATAAGGAATATACTATTACTGGAGATGTTAAGATGGACATCGAAAGAATATCAAATATAAAAAAAGAATTAGGTAGAAGATTAAAAATGTCGATTTAAGAGTTATGAAAAGAAATCAAGTATTAGGAGTAGTAATAGACGCAATATTTGCGAAAACATCTGAGTTTGATGATATTGAAGACATAAAGGAAGATAGTAACCTATCGTCCGATATGGCTATGGATTCATTGGATCTTGTTGAAGTGATAATGGATATAGAAAAGATGACAGGTGAATACATACCAGACGAGGTGTTTCGCAATACCCCTTGCGATGAAATAACGGTAGGAAGTTTAACTGATATGTTGTATGTTTATTTTAAGGACAAATAATGGACTTTGGATATGACGATTGGGAAGAGGGGTTAGAAACCCCTCTTGTCGATGATTGCGATGACGATTATAACGAGGAGGACGAGTATGATTTCGGCTAAAGAACTAAGGATAGGGAATCTTGTAAAAGACAAGGCTGGCAATATATGGAGGGTAGGGTGCGTTACTGGTATGCGTAATGAAAGTAAGTCATTGATCCTTGAACGTGAGGTTGATGACGGGATAATGAAATGGTATTCCGGGGAAGACGATGTCATGCCTATTGAGATAGATGATAACCTGCTTAATACCATCGGGTTTAAGCGTGATAAAGGACGGGATGTATATCGAGGCTACGGAATATCTATAGAGTTTTTTGATGATGGGTATTATCTTGGGCTTAGGGATCTGGAAGACGATCTAAGCGATCCTATACATATCAAGAATCTCCACCATCTACAAAACCTGTCAATGGATTTATATGGACATGATATAGATAAAGACTTATGATTATACCGGAGAATAATTTGTTATGCAAGGTCATAAACGGAGAGAAGGTTCTTGCCGCATCCTATTCACAGATAGACACGTTCGTCCAATGTCCATACAAGTGGTATAAGACTTACGTGGAGGGTCATAGGTCTACGGAGAAGCATGAGGCTACGTCATATGGTACGGTTATCCACCAAACGATGGAGTATTTCTTCAAGAACGGATGCAGACCTTCTTATGAGGATATGAGCAAGGCATTCAACTACTACGCCGATATAGAGAAAATACCTTTTGATAGCGTTAAATCTCAGATTGAATCTATGCAACATGCGGCTAGGCTAATAAGATGGATTGTAGGATTGTTCGAGAAGGATGCGGCCGGTAATTACAAGAAAGCGTGGTCGGATCTTACGCCAATGGAGAAAGTGATCCGGGGGTCGAGACCGGCCGGCGTGGAGGAGGGCTTCGTCCTGCCTTATAAGCTACCCAAGCCCCTTACATTGGATGGTGTGACATACGATAAGGTACATATCATAGGATCAGTAGACTGGAGAGGTGAGTATAAGACAAAAGACAGAATAGCCATGTATACGATAGACTGGAAGTCTGGGAGAAAATTATTCGATAAGGATAAATTGCTTCACAATCTCCAGCATCCGATATACGCCTTTTACATATACAGGAAGTATAAGGTATTACCAGATATGTGTAGCTATTTTTTTACCCGTATGTTGGATAACCAAAACGTGAAGGTAGATAAGGAAAAGGTAGAGAGGTCAGTCAAGGAGCTTAATGATATTCTTCTTGATATGTATGATTTCGAAACAAATAAAATCAATAGCTATCAAGCTCACGTTTGGGACGATGTCAAGCAAGAGTATAAATACGAGACACACTACCTCATGGGACGCCAGCCGGCCTGCCTTGAACCCCGTCCCAAGCCCTTGTGTTTTTGGTGCGATTTCTCAATCCATAAACAAGGGACATGCAGATATTCATCGAATTGGGATGAGTCAAAAAGAAAGAATAAAAAAGATTAACTTTATTAAAAAGCCTAGGTAAATATCTAGGCTTTAATTATATTTGCGATGCAAAAAGATC